GTCCTAGATTTAAAATTAATGATAATTATACACTTGACTTGGAAGGAGATATTAAAATCACTAATACCCAGATGAATACTAGGGAGATTAAGTCAATAAATGATAAAGTAGCAAAAAAATCATTTAGTTTTTATAAAAAAGAATATGGTAAGCTTGAATTACCTGTAAGCTTTAATAAAGTTGGCGGGAATTTTAATGTTGATTGGTTAAACTTTGAAGATATGAGATTATTTCCTAAGCATATCGGTGGTAATTTAGAAGCATCTGGTACTTATATAAACACTTTAAAAGGAGGGCCTGAATATGTTGGTGGTAACTACAATATTAAGAGTAGAGGACACTTATATGATAGTCCATTTTTATTGAGATCATTGGAGCATTGTGCAACACATATCGGTGGTAATCTTGATGTAAATGGACAAGGAATTTATTCATTTGAATATTTCCCTAAAAAACTTATTGGTAATTTTATATGTGAAAATAATCCAATTTATCCAATATGGATATTATTGAATATGGATAAATCCAATATTGAATTATTTAATGACTTTGATCCTGTTAGAGCATCAGAAAAAGAAAATGGTAAACCAATCTTGTATTTAGATGTGTTGGAGTCATTGCTTAATGAATTGGAAATTACTTATAGTGATTATACACGATTTACTAATAAGCAAATTAAAAGTAGTCTTAAATTTTATGAAAATCTTTCTTATAGTTATGATGTAATGGATTCGTCTGGGAGAAAGATTTCGACAGGTGAAGTTAGACAATTTTGCAATAGAGTTATACCAAAAGACGATGATTCATTTGAATTATAAAAACAAAAAGTGATATTATTAATTATATCACTTTTTTATTTGTTGTAAAACAAAAAAGACTCCTATAATTAGGAGTCTTTTTCTTATTAATCTTTTTATGATTAGTTCAAGAATTGATTTGCATCAGTTACTTCAATAGTCATAAATTGTTTTTGAGGATACCAACCCACTTCTGCAATAGCATATCTTGATCTAAGTAACATTCTTGGTGCGAATGTAGCCTCAGAGATGATGCTGATTGATTGAGCCATCAAGTAAGGTACGAAAATGATACCTGGTTGATCAGGATTGTTCTTTCTTCCTAGAACGATTCTGTTATCGTTATATTTCATATATGGATCAACATAGATAGAAATATCTCCGATAGAACCAACTGGGTAAAGTTGACCTTGAGAGTTCAATTTAGATTTAACTGGGTTAATTGTGTAACCAGCGATATCTTGTAACGCAGCTGCTAAACCTCCATTTGTGATTAAGTATTGAGCAGGTCCAACACGTCCTTCTGTTGCAATAAAGTTAGAAGCATGAGCAATTTTAGTGATCAATTTTCTTTGAACAGCGTGAGAAGTCTCTCCTCCTAATGCAGTAGTAGCATAAGTTGTATCTAAGTCAAAGATTGTAACAGCAGCATTCCCAGCAGCGCTTAAAGGAGCTGATTGTCTGTTTAATGAACCCATTTCAAATATTTTAGAAACGATTTGTTTAGAAATTGTTTGTGACAATTCGTTAACCAAGATTGATTCCATTTTTTGAACGATGTCCATACCAGTGTTAGCTTTGATGTCTTCGATTTCAGTTCTTCTTAAAGCTGAAGATATTTCAATTGTACCAACTGCGATAGTTTTAGAAGAAATTTTTGGTCCGATAACTCCTGAGTAAGAAGCATCATCAGCAGCTCTATCCATTGGGTAAGCACCAGCAGCTGTATTAGCAGGAGTGTTAGCCCAGTTTGCAGAGAATCCAGGGATGTGATCTTCTAAAGCAGAAACTAAAGTAATTGTTACAGGAGCAACAGTTGCAGTTTCACCAACAGCAGTAACTTGACTAGCGATTGATCCAGTTGGAGCAAATGTATTCAAAGTTTGGTCGAATGAAAAGTAATTGTATTGTCCAGCAGTATTAGCTTGTCTGTAAGCTCTTAACATTGGTTGTCCATCGATACGAGAGAAACCTAAGAATTCAGTCCATCCTGCTTTGTTAGCTGGTTCAACATTTACTACATCTAAGTTATTAACGTCAATTGAAACCCAAAGTCTACCGTTAGATAAACCACCAGTAGTTTCTTTAATGTTAAAAGCAGCTAATTTCTCAACTAAATCTTCATTGATTGCAACACTGTTAGAAGCACCAACTTTGAAAACTTGTGGTCTTTCTTCTCCTGCTGTATCATCATATTGAAAATCGATGTAAAGCAAATCCAATTTAGGACCTGGAGTTGGTTTAACAGCTACTAAGTCTAAACCGATTGTTTGAGCAGCAATTTTCATAGCTACTGGTAACAAGTTTTGTCCAACATCACCTGAACCAGTTAATGGTCCGTAAGTACCTTGTTGAGCAGTTGTAGTGTTCCCTGGGAACAAACCTGGTTGTGGAGCAACAACGTTACCCATACCAGCTACGTTAGAAGCATTTACATATGCGTTCTCGTTGATTGAGTGGAACTCAGCGTACTCAGACATCCATTCTAATCTTTCTGCACTAACTCCCATGTTTTCCAACACTGGAGACCATTTTTTCATGGCTTTTTGATTATCTATTCTAATTTGTGACATAATTATTATTATTTTTTTTATTTTTTATGTATAACTATATATACCTACTTTTGTACCTTTTTTTACAAGTGTGGATTTTTTATAGTATTATACGTTTTTGAATCTTTCCATTATTCTAGTTACCTCAGAATCAGACAATCTATCTTCTTGGATAAGATTCTCGTGAGATACTAATTTCTTTGTAGATTCATTAGTTTTGATATTTCTGGTAGACCAGAAATGATCAACTTGTGTTTCAGTTCTTAAAACTTCTTCTGGGTACAATCTTGCTTGTGACAAAACTGATTTTTTAACAGACTCGTTTAATGAACTCCAGATTGGCTTCATTGTATCAGGCATCAATCTGATTACTCTCTCTTCAAGAGTTTCATTTTTAGTTGATAGTGACTCAGAAATCAAAGTAAGAACTTCTTTTTGTGTAAAATAACTTCTTTCGTTTATGTGAAGTTTCACATTTTCTTGTTCTTCGTTTGTTAATGAATAATAACTATCTACTTGTGATTTATTTAAGAATTTCAAGAAATTCAAATCACTTGTTTCAGAAACTTTACGTTTTTTAGCTTCTTCAATTAATTTATTTATTGATTCAGACAATTCAGTGTCGTCTTGACCTGAAAATTCATCTTCTTCTACTTCGTCTTCAACACCTTCTGGCATTTCTTGAACATCACCTTCTACTTCTTCACCTTCTACTTCATCAGTATGTCCTTCTTCACCTTGTGCGAATTTCTCAGCTTCTTCAGCGAACGCTTTTGCTTTAGCAGCAAATTCCTCAGCTTCTGATGCGAAATCTCCTTCTCCACCTTCTACTTCTTCACCTTCAATACCTTCTTCTTCGTGTGCTTGTTCTTCTTCACCTTGTACGTCTTCGAATCCTGCATCTCCTAAAGATGGGAAAGCTTGTCCTTCCTCTTCTTCACCTTCAAGTCCTTCGTTAATTCTTTTGCTACCGAATGCGTTTAATTTCTCAACAATCATTCCTTGGTAATTAATAGATTTATCTAGGTTCTCAGCGATATACTCAGAGTAAGCGATATTATCATCTAAATGTTCAGCAATGTATTCAGAGTAAGCTATGTTACCTTCAACGTGTTCTGCTAAATATTCAGAGTATGCAATTGAATTATCAACATTTTCAGCGATATATTCAGAGTAAGCGATATTTTTATCTAAGTTCTCAGCGATATACTCAGAGTAATTAATGTTCTTGTCTAAGTTCTCAGCAAGATATTCAGAGTAATTAATGTTTTTATCTAAGTTCTCAGCAAGATATTCTGAATAAGTAATGTTCTTGTCTAAGTTCTCAGCGATATACTCAGAGTAATTAATGTTTTTATCCAAGTTCTCAGCGATATACTCAGAGTACTCAATGTTTTTATCCAAGTTCTCAGCAAGATATTCTGAATAAGTAATAGCTTTTTCTAAGTTTTCTGCTAAATAGTCATTATGTTTTGCTAATTTATTTGTAGTTTCTTTCAACGATTTATTCTCGTTAACAACTACTTGAAGTTTTTCAGATAAATAATCTAAATACTCAGCAACTTTGCTGTTAGAGCTGTTTAATTCTTCATAATACTCCAAAAGTGTTTCTAATTTTTTAGGATCTAGATTACCTTTTGTGATTGCGCTATTAACTACTTTTTTAGTAGAAGCGATTTCGTTAACCAAGTAATTTGAGTAATCGGTTAATTGTTGTTTTGTTACAAATTCATTCTTGTTCATATTGAATAGTTCATTAATTTTGGACTCATCGGACATTTCATATATCCTAAAGTTGTTTTTCTCAATTTGTCCATCTGTACAGTACCCTAATGACTCATTTAATACTTTAACACTCATCTTTGCAGAAGCAAAACCTGGATCGGCTACGATGTCGTATGTGAAAAGTTTTTTTAATGATACTGAACCATCAGATTCAGTGATCCCTGCGGCTCTTGAAGAAACAAAAATTGGACATCCGTCACTAACTAATGCCTTAGCTTCTCTTCCCCAATAAGTACTTAACAATTTGATTTCACCTTGTACTAAATTGCTCTCTTGAACATATTCAGCCTTGGTGATAATATGTGATGCTCTTGATAACGATGTATCAAATACATCCGGGTGATCAAATTCACCATAAACAGCTCCCAGGCTATTCATTCTCTCGTTCATTTCACTTAACGCTGGTAAAAATTTCTCAGCAGTATATATTCTTTCGTTTCTGTTCTTAACACCAAATTCGGTGAAAGTCCCATTTAAAACGAAATCCTTACTATTGGAAGCATTTTCCCTAATTAATGAATTAACAGAGTTTTCTACTATTAAAACTGGTTTCATTTAAATAATTATTTTTTATCTGGTATATATTAGAAAATGACTTACCCTTTAAGTAAGTATGGATTTTTTATGGCTAAACTTAAAACTATTAGACATTTATGAATATAATAGGTATAAAATTTGAACTTAACTTATGATTCTAACCAGAGAAGTGAATATCAAAATCACGGAAGCCAATTACACTTACTATGAGTTTTTTGGTTATGATGTATATATAGGAGAAGAATTATCTATTCCTGTTGAACTTCTATCAAAAGGATCCCATATCAAAATACTTTGTCAGTGTGATGATTGTGGTTTAGAAAAAGAAGTAATTTTTAAAAATTATATAAAGTATGGTAATAATTGGGGTGATTATTATTGTAGAAAATGTTCTGAGAAAAAAAGAAAACAAACACTTAGAAAGCATTTTGGAGTTGACTACCCTATTCAAAATAAAAATGTCATGAGTAAAATGAAGGACACTTTGATTGAGAATTATGGTGTGGATAATATCCAGAAAATAAAAAAAGAAAATAAATGAATAAATTAGAAGAAAATAGTGAATATGATTCAATCATAGACTTCACTAATAATGGAAATGCCTCCGTAAGTATAGAAGATAAAACAGTTTTCATATTTAAAAAAAATACTCTTAATTCACTTAATGGTGATAAAGTAAGAGTAAAAGTTATTATTAAGAATAAAAAAGTAGAAGCGGAAGTAATTAAAGTGCTTGAACGAAACAAAACCCAATTTGTAGGTAAAGTACATATAAACAAAGGTAATACATTCGTAATATCAGCATCACAAAAAATTCCTGTTGATTTTTATATAAAGGGTAGTCACGAAGCAACTAATGATCAAAAAGTATTGGTTGAATTGATTAAGTGGGAACCTGGTGAGAAATCACCAAAAGCTAAGATAATTAAAGTTCTAGGTAACTCCGGTGATAATAATACTGAAATAAATTCTATAATGTTAGAATATGGTTTGCCGAATGAATTTCCTTTAATGATTGAAGCTGAAGCATCACTTATTTCTGATGTAATAACAGAAGAAGAGATTGCGAAGAGAAAAGATTTGAGAAATGTTATCACTATTGGAATTGATCCATTTGATTCTAAAGATGCTGATGATACAATTGGATTGGAATTCATAGATGGTGATAGATATATTTCTATTAACATAGCTGACGTTTCTCACTTTGTAAAAGAAGGAAGTCCTTTATATGAAGAAGCTCTTTTAAGAGGTAACTCAGTTTATCTAGTCGATAGAGTAGTTCCTATGTTACCAAAGGTTTTATCAAATGGAATTTGTAGTTTGAAATCTGGTTCTGATAAATTATCATACTCTGCTATATTTAAAATAGATGACAACGGTGATATTTTGGATAGATGGTTTGGTAGAACTGTAATAAATGTTAATCAAGATTACTCATATGAAATGGCACAAGATGTTATTGAAAATGGAAGTAAGAATGAAATTGATGATGTTGTTCTTGAACTAGATAGAATTGCTAAGATTATGAGAGCTAAAAGAATTAAAAACTCATTGGAAATGAATAGTGTCGAGGTTAAATTTATTTTAGATGAAACAACTAAGAAGCCAACCGGTGTTTATTTCAAAGAGCAAAAAGATTCTAACAAACTTATTGAAGAGTATATGCTATTAGCAAATAGAGAAGTTGCTAAGTTTATTAAATCAAAAGGATTCCCTTGTGTTAATAGAATACACGAATCTCCTGATGGTGATAAACTAATCCAATTTAAAGAGTTTGTTAACAGAATCGGTTATGAATTTGAGATAGGTGATTTGAGCGAAACTAAAGAAGCATTTAACAAATTAGTCAAAGAAGTTAAAGATACCCCTGAGGAAAATATTATAACAACTTTGGTTACAAGAGTTCAGAAGAAAGCTTCTTATTCTACGAGAGACATCGGACATTACGGACTTGGATTCGGTGTAGATGGATTGGGTATTAAAAATGATAATGATGGTTATAGCCATTTTACTTCTCCTATTCGTAGATTTTCAGATTTAAAAACCCATGAAATTTTAACAATGGCTCTTGAAAGTAAAGGTAAAGTTGATAAGACTAAGTTAGATACAATGTGTAAACATATTTCTAGTAGAGAAGTTACATCTTCAAAAGCTGAGAGAGAATCAATAAAGTTTAAACAAATTGAATATCTTGAAGATAAGATAGGGCAAGTTTTTGAGGGTATCGTATCCGGTGTTACGGAATGGGGTATGTATATTGAAATTATTGAGAATAGATGTGAGGGTATGGTTAGATATAATAATAATTATACACCTGATACTCAAAACTACACAGTTACTACTAAGCTAGGTGTTAAAATTAGATTAGGAGATATTGTACAAGTTATTGTAAGAGCAGTTGATGCAGAAAGAAAACAAATAGATTTTGAATTATTCGGAAATTAAATTTGAAGTTAAGTTAGATAATAATAAACTAGAACAGTATTATAATTTATTTAATGATAATGATAGTTGGACGACTCTATATAGAGCTATCCGACTATCTGATTTATTAGGAGATACTGTAAACAATACATACGTATTGAATGGTTTGACTATAATGGGTTCTGTTAAAGAGGAAATTATAAATATAACCGACTCCTGTTTTATAGTTGAAAAAATGACATTAACTATTAAAAATAGCTTAATAACAAAGTTAATAATTGATGTTAAAATTCTAAAAAATACTTATATGGGTGGGATATTGAATAATATGTATGGGATATTACACACGTTAAAAATAGCTCAAAAAATATCGGGTAATAGCATTCATTTTTATATAAAATTACCAGAATAAAAAAACTCAACTGTTAAGTTGAGTTTTTTTATTTGTCTTAGAATTCAAATTCTCCACCGCCTTCTGGTGTTTCAGGTGGTTCGGGTGCTGATTGTGGTGCCGCTTGTGGAGCTGCTTGTGGACCCGCTTGTGCTCCGGGCATTTCACCACTGTCACCTGATCCTCCAAAGTCGGTTTCTCCACCGCCAAGATCTCCTCCACCGCCACCTCCGGATCCACCAGGTTCTCCTGGCTCTCCAGTTGCACCGGCTGCGTTTGATGCATCTTTTTCCCAATATTTTTGATTTTCTGCTTTATCTTCTGGAGATAATTTGAAAATGTTATCCATTATCCATTCGATATGGAAGTATGGTTTCTCTCCATTCATAACTCCCAATAATGTTCCGACGATACCTGCTTTCTTCTCTAAGTTATTAATCTTTTTCCACTCTTCAAAAATTTGATTAGAGTAGAATGTAATATCAACTCCATTCGTAAAGAACTCATCCTCTTTCAATTCAGGGAATTCTATAAGCATTTGTAATCTTAACGGTTTAACAATGATTTCCTTAAAATTCGCTCTTAGTCTGTTGATAAAGTTATGAAACTTAATCTCATCTCTTGTCATTTCATTAGCATCAGTAACTAAGTTACCACCGCCATTATCACCTTCGAATCTACTTATAGGTATTTTAGATGCTCTTTTTAATGCATTATAGAACCAATCTAACATCGAATCATCATTCAAGTTGTGTCCTTGTGGTGATACTAATTCCATATTAGGTGTTCCACCGTCACCATCAGGGAACCAAACTTGTTTGTTATATGGTAAGTGTTTAGCACCATTGATTGTTAATGTTCCTAATGAATCATCCCATTCAACTTCTTCAGAGTAATCGTGTATAAGTTGCCCGATTTGCTCTTCTGCTTTTTGTCTAGACATACCCTTTATCGGAATAGTAAATTTCTGATAAACTGTTGCATTAATAATGTTAAACATTATTCTGGTTTGTTGTAAAATCTTTAATTGATTATACGGTTTAATAAGCCCTTCAACATAAGATGTTTCTGAATACTCATTTTGAGTAGAATATGATATGTATATAAGTTGTGAATCTAAAAATATCCTTCTAAGTTGTGGATCTTCTGGAAACTGAATCCATAAATGTCCAATTGTAGGTTCGTATGCCGGAACTAATGTTTCAGGACGTAATCTATTGAAACCAATTATATTTTTCTTTTTATCATCATAGATAATCTCAATTGCTATAAATCCATCAACAAGAAAATCTTTCATCATATTCCAAGCTGTGATGGTATCAGAGAAACCAAAACGATTATATATCTTTTCGAAAAACTCTTGGTACTTATCGTGAATTTCATCCGAGTAATCGGTTGGTAATGCTGTCGGTGCACAAAAATCACGCTCGTCATTATATACAATACACTCATCAGCAATTGTCGATACGAAATCTCTAATCTCATCTTTTATTGAGTACTCTCTTAAAATTCTTCTTTTATCAGCGTATGCCTTATCAAGATATGGTATTGATTTCCTGTTTAATACTGATGCAACTGCTCTAGAACTGAAAAAGTCATACATCGAGTTACCTCTTGCTGCATACGGATCCTCATTAACACCAACACCGACAGTATTTCTGATAATCATATCATCATAGTTCATACCATAAGAAGATAAACTTCTTAATATTCTACTAAATAATCCTTTATTCTCTACTGCTGAATTGGTATATGCAAAATTAGAACCAGTATTGCTATTGGTATCAAAATTATTATAACTGCTCATCTTCTTCTACTTTTTTATTTTTATTATTATATTTATCAATATATATATATCTACCAGAGGGGGTAAATTCCACTTCTATAATACCTTTCTTAACCCAATTGCTTAGGGTCCGTCTAGTTATATTATACTTCGACATTACTTCTTTTGCTTTCATAATGTATATATAAAAAGAGTATGTTGCCTTTTTCTACATTTTTCATTATTACAAACAGAAAACTCACCAGTGTGGTGAGTTTTCTTTATTTTATAGGACAACTTGATGCGGAATAAATATATTTATTATTTCTTTTTACTTTAACACCCATTGCTAATCCACAAACTTCTATATCAAGTAAACATTCATTTGAACTACCTCCGATTATTGTAACTTCTTTACCTTGAAGTCTTTTGAATATATCGTGTAGCTTTTTACTCATATGATGCCACTTGTGATTGTTACCGATATAGACTAATATTGTTCCTTCTTTTGTAGCGAATGAGTTACCTCTTTTTAGAGTTTTCGCATCTTCCATTCCTTTTATTTTTAAATATGTTTCTTTATCTAAAATCTTTTTATAAAAGTCTGCATCAACATCATAGTTATATCTCTTCTCTATTAAATCTACTTGATTTGGAAACTGATATAAATCCTTTTCAATTGGGATGTCTGGGTTCTTATCATAAAGGTAATCTTTGTCTTTGTCATCTTCTACGTGATTATCCCATATTTGATAGACTTTTTGAAATGTTTCGCAATATTTTTTTACTTCGTGTAAATACATTTCTGTGAAAAACTTTCGGAATGATTTCTGAACATCAACTACAATTAGTATATTATTCTTAGTTTCAAAATCTTCAAATATTTTTATGTGCTTCATTATTTATTTATTTTTGATTGATGGTCCAACTATTTCTATTTTAGTTCCTTTGGATTTTACTATGTTTGTCAAATATTCTTTAGATTGATTAGTAACCAAGTCACCTGATATTACTAATTTTTTAAGATTCAAACCTTCTGTCACTTCTTTTAATTGCTCAATTGAATCTAATGTATATACTAAATGAAGTTCTTCCAATTCTTCAAACTGTTTAAAGTCTGGTAAATCCATTTCGATACTTGTTAATCTAATCGCTTTAACATCTCTATCCATATCACTGAAAACATTACTAGAAATTTTACAGTTATCAAATGATACTCCTGATGTTTTTATTCTCTTAAATGGTTCCAATGAATTAACTTCAAGATACCTGAATTTCAATAGGTTCAAATCTAAATTAAGTTCAAATAAATTATCAGGGACATCAGTTGTTTCAATTATAATTTCACGAACTTTACTTTCAGGTGCTATTCTATAATCACTCCATTTGAAATTTTGACTAATTATGATAGCTTTGGCATTCTTACCAATATAATGTTTGAATACTACATCATCAAATCTATCGTGGTATGGTTCTGCTATATCATCGTGTATGTCTATATCCGGTGTGTATAAATAATCTACTCCAATATAACTATCAATTGTTTTATTATCAGTATATTTCTCAACGATTTCTTTGAAAACATCTTCATCATTCCACTCTCTCATTCTATCAGGATATGATCTATCAAAGTATAATTTGATTTCAGAATCACCGCTATCTTCTACATCTTCTATATTTCTAATCATCATTCTACATAAAGGTAGTTGATCAGATATTTTAGTTTCATCTAAATAAATAGGTGTTTCGAATATTATAAATGCTGGTATACTATTTGGATCAAAAACATTACCAAGTACTTGGTTTCTATAATCTCCTGTGTATAAATTTTGACAAGAACTATAGAATCTAGAAATTGACATATTTAAAATGTCTTTTGGATTATGTTGTATCGATAAATACATATCTTTATCGAATGCGTTATAATCAATATAATAATCTTCTTCACTACTCTTAGTCATACTAACAAAATTTTGTATGTCTTCATCGTAGAAAGTGTCTTCATCAACCTCATCACTAACTTTATACTTATCACCTATGTTAGCTGCTACATATTTTCTAACCAATGAGTTATAATCACTGATAACAGAGTTTATGTTTACTTTATTATTCGAGATTACTAATTCACCAGGAACTTTCTCGGTCTTGATCATATTACCCTCTTCATCTTTTATAGGCACACCTCTCTCATCTTTAGCTATTACTGTATCAGCAATAGTATCAGCAACAGATATTTTTAGAAAAATCTTATTATATATCGCACCAATTTCTGTTAAAGTAGGTGATTGTATATTAATAGGTTCATTACCTGGTGCTATTGTTTGTAATATGAACTCAGCGAATGCATCGGGTAATTCTCCCAATATTTCGAATATTCTTTTAACATTAGAATCGGTAAATGCATTTAATACTAGGTATTTATCATCTTCTGATAATTTCCATTTCCCTTGTTGGATTTTTTTGGTAGGTGTTACCTCTTCGTAATCAAGATATTTAGAACCCCACATTTTAGCAACTACTTTAGCCTGTGATGGAAAGATAACATCCCTTAATTTAGCTTCGTTTATAAACACATTTCTGTTTTTTAACCACTTCATTTTTGAAATTATTTTTATATAATCTATATATAAAAAATAAATTTTATAATCTTTTAAACTTTGAGAGTGTTTTTACATAAAAAAAGTAAAAATATGGAAGATATTAAAATAGTCCTTAACGAAGGAGCATTTACAAGTGTTTGTAAGAATGGATCAATTGACTTTGGTAGAGGATATGATAAATCTGTTTTGAATATTAGTAGATTGGATATGATAAAAGTCGCTCTTGGTGAGGAAATATCACTTAAAGTTTTCGACAAACCATTATTCAAAATTTCTCTTGAAGGTGTTCAAAATGAAACTATAAAAGAAATAATTAAAAGATCACCGATATATTCTGATATTTATTATGAGATAGAGTTAAAACTTCGTGAAGTAAAGTAATAAAAAATCCACCTATTGGTGGATTTTTATTTTAATACAATTACATTATAATTATTTTCATCGAAATAATATTTAGAATCATTTATTATTATCTTTGATTTATTGTAAACTAATAACTTATCTTCGTAAGACTCATCTATTAATATGTTTAATGTTGTGTTCTTTAAATATTTATTATAAATATCTAATGACGTAACTACATTTTCATAACCCTTAATATTATTTAATATCTTTTTCGGATTTAAACTTTTGTTTAGTATTGGAATTTTTGATAATGTTAAAAACTTCTCTTTGAATGAAACCGGTAATTTGTTATTAAGCTCATATGTGCTAACGTTCTCAACAACTTTAACAGAACCATTTACCTTAAAGACTTCTGAAATCGTTAAGGTAAATTTATCTTCTGTTGTTTCATATACTTCTGAGAAGTATTCTAAAAAATCTTTAGAAACTTGTGTCATAATAATCCAGAATAATGTTATTTTTCTCAATTATAAATTGAAGCTCATCTCTCTTAACTATTTGATACTGAAAATGTCTACCTATTTTGAAAAGAGTTCTTATGAATGGAATGTCTTCATTATAGTTAACCGTTTTTTCATCAATCATAAGACATAATACTTTCTTATCATCATCGGTATTAAATTGTGCTATACCATCTCTATCTTTATAAGATCCTTCTTTACCGTAGCTTATAAACTTGGTTGTTAATTTCTCACCGGATGGTGTATATAATATTGTAACATCATCACCAATTTCTATATTAGGTTCTTCCTCTTTTATAAAGATTCTTGTCCAAAAATAAACTTTCGATTCTGTTATATCAATTTTAGCATCGGTGTTAACATTATTTGTTAATCCTTCTGTATCAAGTGTTTTTATTTGTTCTATTAAACTATCTAAGTAGCCAGTAGATTCTAAAGTAATATCCATATATTATTTTATGTTTTTATATTCCCAATTCAAGCTTGGAATTTAGTTTTGTGATATTCTCTACACCTTCAATTTCAAAATCATCAATTGTAAAATCGTAAAAGTTTTTATCACTTTTTAATCTAATACTTGGCTGAATATCAATCGGTTCTTTTGATAGTAATTCATCAAGTGCTTCCATATGTCTATCGTAGATGTGTACGTTTTGTGTCATATGTGCAAAGTTACCTAGTTTATACCCTAGATGTGATGCTACCATCATTTGAAAAGCTACATACTGAACTTTGTTTATAAAACCTGCCATTATGTAGTCATTAGATCTTTGATCAAGTGTCATATCTAAATAATATACACCATCTAAATCTCTAACACTCCAAGTTGTTTTATATGCGCAAGGATGTAAGCCTTTTGTTTCTTTTAAGTCATGATATTGGTATAAATCAATAATATGTCTTCTAGAGAATGGATCGTTCTTTAAACCATCTAATAAGTCATCCATTAAATTATATCGTCTAACAGTTTCACCGTATCTTGCTCCGATTGTACCATCACCGATATCCCATTCATCCCACCAATTTATTCCTAAATCGTGAGCATCGGATAATTTATTAGATTGTTTCTGATATATCCAAAAGATTTCTTTGATACCGGTTTTGATAGCGGTATTTCTTAATGTAGTTATTGGGAATTCACCTTTAGATAAATCATACTTTTCAAAAACTTGTGTTATGAATTTACTATGTGCTGGTGTCCCATCTTTGTATCTTGGTCGAGGATCTTTGTCCATCGAACCTTCATTCTTTATTAGAAGAAGGTTGTCTATAAAATATTTGTCTGCTTTATTCATAAGAATTTATATGAATAAAGCAGACAATAGTTTAATCTTCTTCGGTTGGAAATTCAATTATTTCGTGTTCGCTTAAAGGCTTTCTCACACCTGGTTCTGTGAGGTTATGGAACTTACAACACTCATAGATATAATTTGAATGCTCTTTATCTAAAAAATTATCAAGAGATCGTCCTAATGTCATGTGCATACCAAAATATGGTGTTCTATCCAATCCTAAAAGTTCTCTTATAATTTCAGCATCGGTGCAATGGGCTCTTAACCACCAGTGATCACCATTTTTAGACGAACAAGGCTCTGTTTCCACATAAAAATCTATTTCCTTACCGTGAAACATAGCGGCTACCTTTTCATATAGCTCAAAATCTACCATATCAGCTACAAATGTTACGTGTGTACCTCTTAAATTTTTATTCAATTTAAGATTGAATCTTTTCTTTAAAAACCAACTGTA